CAATTGTTAACACATTCAACACAACACTAGGAAGAAATACTTATTAATATGAACGGCATTAAACTAACAATAGAACAAAAGAACGCTATTCAAGGAGCATTCTACAATGAAAATACTTTTTTTAATTGTGTTCAAGATATTAATAACGATTGGTTTCTGTTTCTTTCAAGTGATGATATTATTCAAATCAATAATTTCGAATTTGACTTTTTACTTTCATTAAGTGAATTTGAATATGTGCCACCAATAATAGAAAATCCTTTTATCTAATGAACGAATTTGAAAAAACAGTTGTAGGAATAGTAAGTGCAGTTATAGTTGGTGCAATTGCTAGGCTATTTACTAGCCACTCTAAAAACCACGACAACTTAATCAAATTAGAAGTTGAGGTTAATCAAATTAAGGCATCTAAAGACCATAACCATGAGCAACTAGAAAGACTATTTGAAGAACGTTTTAAACGCTTTGAAGATAAGCTAACGCACATGGATAACACTATAAGAACTAATTCAGAATACTTCAAAGTATTAGTAGACGAAATAAAAAAAAAATAACGTAAAATATAACTAATTTGTTAATTATGAATATAATAGAAAACATTAAGAAGCCTACACCTCGTAAGCATAAAATAGCTGGTAGAATTGCTACGGCTTTATCGGTGGCATCTTTAACTATTGCTGAAAGTGGTTTAGTAGATTCACGACCATTGATTAAAATAGCTTTACAAACGGTTAGTGCTATATTTGGTGCTCAAAGTTTATACCACGCACAAAAGACTTTAAAATAATGGTTGAACTTATCGCAGTATTTCTAATATTAAGTACTGTAATGATACTTAAACAAATAGATAATGATAACAATTAAAGAACTGTTAAGTAATCAAGCTAAATTTGAGGACTTAGATAAAGATGTTCAAGCTAACTTAAACGAATTATTTTTAAAGGTTAATATCGTACGTAAAGAATACGGTAAGCCAATGATAGTTACAAGTGGTTTAAGAACAAAAAAACATCATTTAGATATATACGCAAGGAAAGGAATTTACCCTCCTAAAGTTCCAATGAAATCAAATCATTTATTTGGTCGTGCGGTTGACTTTGCTGATGGTGATGGTAAGTTAAAAAAGTGGATATTAGAGAATATTAAACTTATGGAGGAAATAGGTTTATACATGGAAGATTTTAACGCAACTAAAACTTGGGTACACTTTCAAATAAATCCACCAAAATCAGGAAATAGATTTTTTAAACCGTAAATAATAACTATCTTTACAGAGCATATTTTCTATTTTAGTTTTAAGAAGTGTAGAGAAATTTACACTTTTTTTATTAAATATAGTTTATTATTAAATAAAATTAATTATATTTGCAGAAACTAATAAGAAATAATATGTATAAGAAAATTTTAGAAGCCAAAAAAGAGATTGGTAAAGCGACAAAGAACGCTACTAATCCACATTTCAAAAACAAATACGTCGATATTAACGCATTAATTGAAACAGTTGAGGGTATTTTATTATCAAAAGGTTTAGTGCTATTACAACCAATAGAAAACGGCAAGGTGTACACTAGAATTGTAGATGCTGAAAGTAAAGAAATGATTGAATCTTTTATTGATTTACCAATAGGAGGGACACCGCAGTCAATGGGGAGCGCTATTACTTACTTTAGACGTTACACTTTACAAAGTTTACTATCAATGCAAGCACAAGACGACGACGGGCAGTTAGCAAGTCAGCCACAACGCAAAGAAACTATTGATAACACTAGATTTGAGAAAGCATTAGAAAAAATCAAAGACGGAAGTTACACAGTTGAGAAACTTAAAGCAACTTTTGAATTAACTGAATTACAGAATAAATCATTGATGTTATTGTAATGGCATATAACGTTTTGGTGCTTGACGATGTGGCGGTAAGCGATGTGTACGTTTCCGCCATATAGACAAACACCTGTTATAAGAGGTTTTATTTCATACATAAATATTAATTCAAATGGAAATATTAAAATTAACATTAAAAAAGAAATGGTTTGATATGATTTTATCAGGCGAAAAGAAAGAGGAGTATAGAGAGATAAAAGATTTCTTTGTTAGTCGATTTATTAAAATAGATAAATTAAACAATATTCGTTATCAACTGAATGGAAATGGTGTATGTTCATTATTTAATTATAGTATTGGATATAAGGGTAAACGTAATTTAGCAATTAAACACATGATTAAATGTTTAGATTGTTCGTTTAAAAACTACGACTTAATAGAGTTTTCAAATGGTTATGGAAATAAAGTTCCAAAACTAACAATCGAATGTAAAGGAATTGAAATTTCAAAAGGCAATACAGAATGGGGAGCAGAATCAAATGTAGAATATTTTGTAATAAATTTAGGTCAGATAGTTAGTACGTCAAATCTCTTATAACGTTCCCTCGCTTTGTGTCAGTGGCGGTTTAAAAAAGACTGACTTTCCGATTAATTACTAAACATACAAAAATGCAAGAAACATTAAATTTAGACCAAACTCCGCCATTGCACAAAACGAGTGTTATAACCAGTGCGGATATTAATATTTTAGTTGCTTGTGAAGAAAGCCAGGCAGTAACTATTGAATTACGCAAATTAGGTTTTAATGCTTTTAGTTGTGATTTAATGCCTTGTAGTGGCGGACACCCAGAATGGCACATTCAAGGCGATGCAGTAAAAGAAGCGCATAGCGGAAAATATCACGCAATGATTTGTTTTACACCCTGCACACATTTAGCAGTATCTGGAGCGAGATGGTTTAAAGAAAAAATTGCAGATGGCAGACAACAAGAAGGAATTGATTTATTTATGAGTTTTGCAAACGCACCAATACCAAGTATTTCAATAGAAAACCCTGTCGGAATTATGAGTTCAAAATGGCGTAAACCAGACCAAATAATTCAACCTTATCAATTTGGAGATACTGAAAGAAAAACAACTTGTTTATGGTTAAAAAACCTACCTAAATTAAAACATACAAACATAGTTGAACCAGTTTTTTCAGCATCAGGGTTGACAAAAACACATATTGGATATGGAAAAGATAAAAACTCAAATATGAGAAGTAAAACATTTCCAGGAATAGCGGAAGCAATGGCAAAACAATGGGGAGAATATTTATTACAAACTTTAAAAAATTAAAATATGTTTGATAGAATTGAAAGCTTGATATTACTGAATATTGAAATATTATTTAGTAAAGAAATAAATGGTTTTAAAATAAAAATGAACTATGAAGAAAAAGAAGAAATAGTTGTTTTACCTTATAGTCATTTAACAGAATTAAAAATAACAAAGTATATTGACCTTATGGCTGATAAACTTCTTGAAGAACCGATAACGTAGCATTGGTTATAACTAGCTGCTAACCGAACATTAATTACGCAAATACAACAAAAATTAATATATTTACAAAAAAAATAGAAATCATGCAAAATAGAGAAGAACAAATGTACATGGAAGAAAACTACAACGGTGTTAGTTTAACCACAGATTCAATTAACGTTATTCAAAATCAAATTGATTTAGTTATAAGAAACGTTGATTTAGGATTTACTTCAAGCCTAGAAGCGTTCGCAGTATTTAAAGAACTAGAGAAGCGTTTTAACGATGCGAAAAAGCAAATTGATACATTAGCTTACAATGAATCAGAAAAGTACGACAAAACGTTTAAAATAGGCTCTTATCAATTCACACGTGTTGAGGGTAGAAAACAATTCGATTTTAAAAATATTGATGAGTGGAAAGTCGCAAAAGAAAACCTTGTTCAAATTGAGAATAAATATAAATCAGTTTACGAGAATAATAAAAACGGTATTAGTTCGCTTAATGAACAAACGGGAGAGGTGTTGCAAACTCCGATAGTAACGTTTAGTAAAAGTTCATTAGCAGTTAAAAACAAGTAAGTAAATTAATAGGTATAGGTGCAAAAACTTCCAGATTTCAATAGAACACATTTTTTAAATAATAATAAATAAAATAACATGAGTGCGATTTTAAATTTAAGTATTGATTTATCAAAGGTGGATAAGTCTAAATTAGTAGACGGTAAATATTTAAACACACAAGTATTTATCAATGACGAAACAAAGTACGGAAACAACGTTTCAATGGCATATAGCCAAAGTAAAGAACAACGTGAAGCTAAAGAACCAAAACAGTATATCGCTAATGGGAAAGTCGTTTATGTAAATAATGGTATCGTTGTAGCTGAAAAGGAAGTTGAAAATGTAGCGAATGAACCTAAAAAAGACGATAGTTTACCTTTTTGATCTAAAATAATTTAACTTTTAAGAACCTAGCTTGTAATGAGTTAGGTTTTTTTATGAAATAAACTTAAATATTTATTATTAAATTTGATTAATAATTAAAAAAGAATATGTATATTTGCTTCAGAGTTAACAATTAAACAAATAGAAATTATGCAAACAATTTATTTATTATTCGTAAACGGAAAGTATTTTAGAAGCTATGTTAATGAAGATTTAGCTAATTTAAACGGTGTTAAAACTGGTTTACTTTACCATATTGAAGAAAGTATTTTAGATGAACAAGATGAGTTCGAATTGTTATTAGAAGATGATAAACTAATCATTTATTCAAATACTGATAACAACATTGAATTTAATTATGATATCGATACAGATAGTCATGAGTTTGGTGGTGGTTCTCATGATGAAGATGGTTTAGGTTATTTGAAATCATTAACTAATATTTCATTAGGTGGAAAGTCAATTGATGAAATGAGCCTATCAAAAGAGTTCATTAACCAATTTGAAAAAGAAGTAGAATCTATTAATTATAATCTTACTTACAATGTATAAATTTGAATTACCATATCAGTACCGTATAATGAGAATATGCGGTTCTGAACTTAAAAAAACGGAGCATATCTTTAGAGTTAAAACAATTATTCAAAAGCATAAAATTAGTTTAGTTAGTAGAAATAGAGATTTAGTTTTTAAAAGGCAATTGTTAATGTGGTATCTACGAAATAACACTAATCTAAACCTTAAAAGAATTGGTTTAATATGTGGTAAAAAAGACCACGCAACTGTGCTGCATGGAATTAAAACAGTAGATAATTATTTAGAATATAACGACAAAGTATTTAAGGAAACAGTAGACGAAATAAACACAGAGTTAAGAGCAATATTTACAACTAAAGCATTTTAAGATGAAAACAAATATAACATGGGATTTAAACACATACAATCCAAAAAAGAAAAACATTCAAAATACAGTAGTTCCAAACAATCCTTTAAACACATTTAACGATTGGATAAACTACATTCACAATTTAAACAACAAAATAAAATACGGTAAATGAGAACAACAATACAACAGTTGATACATTCATTTGAAATTGATAGGATGCAGTCAACATTCACTAGAGAGCAAATAATAGAACTATTGAACTATAAACTAGAACAAGAAAAACAACAGATTATTGAAGCTCATGGAGATAAGTTAAAAAAATCATCAGGAGTAACTAATTATGAATATTGGTTTAGTGGCGAAGATTATTACAACAAAAAATTTAAGTAATGGGTAGAATAAGCGAAGAATTAAAGCAAAGAAACGATTTAAAACGTGAAGAAGTATTTAATATTATTTCTAGTTATTATAAGAATGGAGAGCAAGGTAAATCAATTGTACATAAAGAATTAATTGATTTAGGTATGTGCAAAACAAGTTTAAGTTTATGGTTAAATTATCGTGTAAACTTTACAGAATTGAATTTAAAAAAGATTGATAAATATTTAAACGAAATAAAATGAAAGTAATGTACATAGCAGCGTTATTAACTGCATTATTCGGATTATTAATAATTTGTGTTTGGGTTGTTATAGCTGGACTAGAACACCGTAGAGAATTAGATCATTTAGAAGATGATTATTTAAGAAGAAACGATAGTTTTATTAATCCAAAAGTTAATATTTCTGATACGATTGAGGATTTAGAAAAAGAAGAAAGGTTTTTCAATTATTTAAATAAAAATGAGAAAAAGAATAATAATTAAAGAATGGTCAAGAGCCATGATAAGAAAGCAAAGGTTTTTTAGAAAGGATTTTAAAGCATTTGCAGTAAGTAAAAAGTGTTGTGGTTGGTACGTAAATAACGAAGAAAATGATTAAAAACACACAATTTAGAATCGGTAATTATTTATTATTTGATGATGAGATTCAATTTATATCGTCTATTCATTATGATAATACTATAAGACTAAAAAAAACAGAAAACGAAGAATGTCATGGTTGTTATAAAATAAATGATATAAGAATTAAACCTATTCCATTAAATGAAGAAATTATAAAAAGATTTGGTTATTTTAAGCAACAATGTTTTTATAAAAATGGAAGTAATATTGAATTTTATGTAAATAATGATAGAATAGTTTGTAAACTTTTTGGTGAAAATTTATATAATATTTACTTTGTGCATCAATTTCAAAATTTATTCTACTCAATAACAAGTATTGATTTAAAAATTAACGAATGAAGAAATGCTTTAACTGTAAAGAATTACTAGCCTTAGATAAATTTAATGTTGATAATAGAAAGTATCAACTACCAACTGATAAAGGTACTTGTAAAGTCTGTATTGAATGTGAAATTGAAAGGACATTAAACGATTTATCTACGGTAAAATTCAACTACGAAATAAACAAATTTGAAGTAATCAAGTTTGAAAACAAAGAAGAAGTTAAACAATATTATAAATTAAAATATGCAAAAGAATTTAACAATCAATCAGAAGTTGGTGGCTACTTCAATACTGTTACCTTTTATAAGCGATGTACTTGAAGACTTAATCGACAATACAACGATAAGACGTGATATATTTGACAAACATATGGTAAACAATGCAAGGACATTAATGAAGAAATTCAGAAACACCGATAATGTTTTAATAGGTTCAGCAAGTGTCGAAGCTATTGACCAACAAAGCGAAATATATATTTTACTAAAACAATTTTTTATAGATAATTTAATAATAACAGAAGATGATTGCAAAATTTAAAGACTCAACAGTACATTTTACTGTTAAAGTAACCAAATTAAATAAAGATACATTTGGAGGTACTGTAATTGAAACAAGTAATAATGTTTTATATCCTCTTGGGTACTACGGAACAACATGGAGTAGAAATGAATTTATTTTTACAGATAATTCAATAGTAGAAACAAGCGAAACTTATATTAAAGATTCAATAGTTGAAAACGTTATTAATCAATTTAAACAACGTTCAGAGGTTGGAATAAAGAAATACAACACAACATTAGATAGAACAGATTTAAGTACATTAGATTGGATAGAACACGCAAAACAAGAAGCAATGGATTTTATTCTATACTTAGAAAAATTAAAAAGTGAAGTAAATAATCTTAAAAATAGTTTGTAATTAATTTAATTTATTTATTTACATTTACAAAAAAATAGAAATATGCAATACAAGGAATTTTTAGAAACTAAGAAAAAAACATTCATATCAAGTGGATTTGATATTGATGAAAATGAACTAAATGAAAACTTATTTGATTTTCAAAAGTATGCAGTTAAAACGGCTTTAAGTAAAGGTAGATTTGCTTTATTTTTTGATTGTGGCTTGGGTAAAACATTAATGCAATTAGAATGGGCATCACAAGTTGTTAAACAAACAAAAGGAAATGTATTAGTACTTACTTCATTAGCAGTTGTTGAGCAAACTAAAAAAGAGTTTTCAAAGTTTGGAATAAGTAACTTAAATATTGAAGTTTTAAATTATGACCAGTTATCTAATATTGATACTTCTAAGTATATCGGAGTAGTATTAGATGAAAGTTCAATTCTTAAAAATAATTCAGGTAAAACGAGCCAATTAATTATTGATAGTTTTAAAGGAACACCTTATAAGTTAGCTTGTACTGCTACACCTTCACCAAATGATCATATGGAGTTAGGTAATCATAGCCAGTTTTTAGGTGCTATGTCTTATCTTGAAATGTTAGCTATGTACTTTGTTCATGATGGTGGTGAAACAAGTAAATGGAGATTAAGAAAACACGCAAAAGACCCATTTTGGAAATATGTATCTACATGGTCAATGGCTTGCGATAATCCAAAAACACTAGGATTTAATAATGATGGTTATGATTTACCTGAAATTGAATTTATAGAGCATATTATACCAGTTGAAAATAATACAAATACTTTATTCGGTGATGTTGCAGTAAGTGCTACAGATTTACATAAAGATTTAAATCGTTCATTTGATTTAAGAATTGAAAAAACAATTGAATTAGTTAATCAAAATGACAATCAATGGTTAATTTGGGGATTGAAAAATTCAGAAACAGATTTAATTGTTAAAAAATTAGATAACGCTATAAATGTACAAGGTTCTGATAAACCTGAATATAAAGCAAAATATTTAAATGGATTTGCAAATAATGAATTTAAAACATTAATTACAAAGACTTCAATAGCTTCATTTGGTATGAATTATCAAAACTGTAATCAAATGATTTTTATGTCATACGATTTCAAATTTGAAGCATTTTATCAAGCAGTAAGAAGATGCTATCGATTTGGTCAAAAAAACAAAGTAACGGTTCATATTTTAATTCCTGAATCACAAATAAATGTACGTGCAACTATTTTAGAAAAACAACAAAGACATTTTGAAATGATTAAAGAAATGGCTAAATATTCAGCAGAAAACGATTACAAAGCAAATAAATCAAAAGTTATGATTAATAATAAAGAAATTAAAACAGAAAACTATCATTTATTAAATGGTGATTGTGTACAAGAAACAAAAAAACTAGCAGATAACTGTGCGGATATAGTTGTATTTAGCCCTCCATTTGCTGAATTATATGTATATTCTGATAAAGAAGAGGACATGGGTAATGTATCGGATTATAAACAATTTGAGCAACATTTTAAATTCTTAATACCTGAATTAAAAAGAACACTTAAACCTGGTCGTATATGTGCTATTCATTGTATGGATTTACCAATTCAAAAAGGTAAAGAGGGATATATTGGATTAAGAGATTTCAGCGGTATGATAACTCAATGGTTTCAAGAACAAGGATTCATTTATCATTCACGTGCTACAATTTGGAAGAATCCTGTTACTGAAATGCAACGTACAAAGGCATTAGGTTTACTTCATAAAACTATTAAAAAAGATAGTTCAATGACTAGAGTAGGTATCCCAGATTACATTCTATTTTTTAGAAATGAAGGAGAAAATTTAATTCCAATTACTCACCAAGATAAAGACCAAAGTAAAAGCGATTATTTGCCAGTTGATTTATGGCAAAAATACGCTTCTCCAGTTTGGTATGATATCGATTATTCAAGAACTTTACAATATCGCTCAGGACGTGATGGAAATGACGAAAAACATATATGCCCTTTACAGTTAGATACAATTGAAAGAATATTACATTTATACTCAAATGAGGGCGAAACTGTATTAAGTCCTTTTGGTGGTATTGGTAGCGAAGGTTTTTGTGCCTTAAAAATGAATCGTAAAAGTATATCAATCGAATTAAAAGAATCTTACTTTAAAATTAATGCTAAGAATCATTCAGATTGTATTGCAGAAAAAAATAGTACATTAACTTTATTCTAAATAATATTACTATATTTGCATAACGAAGCGTGAGAACTTCCAAAGAAATTTTATAACAACAACAAATAAGTCAGGCTTAATAGGTTATCTCACGCACCTATTAGCTTGGCTTTTTTAATTTAATTTTTGCGTGTTTTTAAATAAAATACGTAGTACATATGGAAAATACAAAATTATTGTTCGGTGGAACAGAAAGAAGTGAAACATTTGAAGTTGCTTTACAACTTTACGCAAATGATTATGATGAAGTATTTATTTTAATTAGAGATTTTGAAGATGATGATTTAATAACTAATCAACATCATATTTGTATCAGTAAACAAACTGCTATAAAATTATCAAAAGAGTTAAAAAAACAAATTTCTTTATTAGGTCAGCTATGAAAACAATAAAAAATTTTTCTGTTTATATCTTAATTAAAGATAAAAAACCAATTTATATTGGATGTAGTTCTAATGTAGAAAATAGAGTTTCAAAACATAAATTAATTAAAAATTTTGATGAGTTTATAATATTGAAAACCTATAAAACTAAAAAAGAAGCATTAATTGCAGAAAACTCATTGATTAGATTTATTTCTGTTTTTGGAGGTAAAGAATGGTTAAATTCAAAAGATGCTATGTTGTGTTTAACTGGAGATTTAAAAGGTTTTAATAATTGCTTTTACGTGAGAGAGGAGGTTGAAAATGATTAAGAAAACGAAACGAAGAGCGTTTAATTTTTTACGAAGCTATTTCGATGTATTAAACGAATTGACAAATGATAAAGATAAACTTGATTTTCTAACTGCTATTATTAATAAGCAGTTTTTAAATGAAGACCCTGTTGAATTAAATTTTATAGTAAATCTATGTTACGAAAGTCAAAGACACCAAATTGAAACAAGTGTAAAAGGTTGGTTAAGAGCAACTAAAGAAGAGTTAGGCTCTACCCCTATGACTACCCCTATGACTACCCCTATGACTACCATGCCGACTAACGGTAAGGAAGAGAAAGAAGAAGAGAAAGTAAAAGAAGAAAAAGAACATATATCTTTTGATGAGAGAGTGAGTAAATTCCTTTTGTGGTTCAATAGCCAAAAAGAAGTGAATGGATTTAAAAAAGGTAATTTTTCTGTTTTGTCAAAAACTACTGAAAATAACTTTAAGAAGATTATAAAGACTAATTATAGTTTAGACCAATTAAATAATGCATTTAAAAATATGTGCAATAATAAATGGGTTTTAGAAAATAATAAGATTACTCCAGACCATTTTTTAAGAATTGATAATTTTGAAAAATACATGAATCAAGAAGAAATTATTAAGAATAAATCAGAAGATGCAAGAGTAAACCATATTAACAATTTAATTAATAAATATGGAACAGTCAAATAATATTATTCAATCAGGTTCAACTCTTCAATACTTGTATGATTATGTTGATGGCAAAATTCCTTTTGGTTTAAAGTTAGGTTGTGATTTAGATAATAATTTAGTATGGAAAAAAAACCAATTGAATATGATTTTAGGTCATGATAACGTAGGTAAATCGTATTGGATGGAATGGTACTTTTTAGCATTAGCAACAAATCATGAATTAACTTTTACTTTGTTTATGGATGAAAATTATCATGGTAAGGTATTGAGGGATTTAGTTCAAATGTATTCTAGAAAGCCTTTTATGGATTTAACATATAAAGAAATTCAAAGGGCATTAATTAAGATTGAACACTTTTTTAAGTTTGTAGATAATTCAAGAAGATACACCCCTAATGAATTATTAGATACATTTAACAATTCTAATACAGACAATTATTTAATTGACCCATTCAATGCTTTAAGTTTTCCAATGAGTTACCAAAATAATTATGATGTATTAAATGACTTAAAACATTTCACTAAAACTGGAAAAACATTATTCATAAATACACATCCAAGTTCTGCAAGTGGTAGAAGAGGTGCAACATATCCAAAAGGTCATGATTGGGAGTTTGAAGTTATGCCACCATTAAAAAGTGATATTGAGGGAGGTAAAGCATTTTCAAATAAAGCTGATGACTTTATAGTGATACATAGGTTAATTGGTAGTCAAACAATGTGGAATTATACAATGGTTGATATAGTAAAAATAAAAGATACTGATACTGGAGGTAAACCAACTAAGACTGGGTTACCAATTATGTGTGATTATAATTTTGGTTTAGGATTTAAAATAAATGGTATTGATGTTATAAAAAGACCAAATATGATTGATGTTAAAATACAATCAGAAATGTATAAAGAACGAGAATATCAACTAAAAAAAGAAAACGAAATTAAAATAAATGAATTTTACTCGAATAAAAATATAAATCCAAATAATGATTTCGATAAACCTTTGAAGTATGTTAAACCTGATGATGCACCTTTCTGATGACACAAATAGAAATTAACTTAAATATTGTAAATTTACGAAGTTTACAATCTACTTTAAAAATATTGCATTTAACGGCATATCAAAAAGATAAACAAGGTAATTATACTAAATTACTAGAAAGTTCCTTAGAAGATATTAAAAACGCTTTAAATTGCATTGTAGAGTTGGAAAAGATAGTAAGAAGTAACGAAACATTAATATCAAGCTATCAAATAGCATTAATGAGAGTAGATAAACAACTAGAAGAAGCAAAAAAAGAAAATAAAAACTTAATAGAATTATTATGATAAACAACGAAGTAAAACAAAGAGTAAAAAGTATTTTAGAAGTAAACAAAGTTGCTAGAGATTGCGATAGATTATTGATATCTATTATCTGGAAAACAGATTTTGAAAGTTTATACGGAAAATTAGAATTAAATGATGCTAAAGGTATATTAATAGCTTTAGAAAACGGAGAGTTAACAAGTCCTGAAACTATTAGAAGATGTCGCCAGCGTTTGCAAGAGGAAAACGAATATTTAAGAGGTTTAAAATACAAAGTAAGACAAAAACTAGGAGAAGAAGTTAGAAACACAATAAGCAAATAATATGGCAGAATTAAAAAATCAAGGTTTATATATTGTAAAAACATATGTTAAAAATAATGGTAAAATATTACCAGTATTAAAGTTTGGTTATACAAAAAATATTTCTTTAAGGCTTAAACATTACGGAAGCAACTATAAATTAATTAAATTCTATCTTTGTAGCTATCCAGAAGTAAGAGAAAGATATATAAAAGAGCATTGGTATAATGAACACTTTAGAATAAGTAAGAACGAACATTTTATGTTTGAAACTGGAGATTTAAAATATATGAATGATGCTTTAATAGATGCTCAAAGCTCTAAGATTACTAAAAATAAAAACAATGGTTACACTTGGGAAGATGAATAAAAGATTAATAAAATTTTATAAAGGTGTTTGTCTTGAAAAAATACACACTAGATTAATAGAGTTAAGAGATTCAAAAACTATTAAAGAAGTAGATAGATTTTTAAAAGAGTATGCAGGATTTAATCCTAATGTTTCAACTTTAGATATGACATCAGACGAACTTAACGAGTTAATTGTGTGGAGTTTTGCCTTTGGTGATGAAATAGGAATACACTTGAATTTTTTAGATAACGATTGCGATTTTATTAGAGAGTTATGAGATGTAAACAATGTAAACAAAAGTTTGAACCTAAATACTTTAATCAAAAATTTTGTATGATAAACGATGAATGTATAAAACACTTTGCAGAACAAACAAAGTTGAAAGCATGGAACGAAAGAAAGAAGAAAGTTAAAGAAGATTTATTAACCGTTCAAGACTATTTAAAACTAGCTCAACAAGTATTTAATAAGTACATTCGTTTAAGGGATAATGGTAAACCTTGTATAGCTTGTAATTCAAACAACATGAAGAAAGTAAACGCTTCACATTACTATTCAGCTGGTGGACATTATAACGTTAGATTTGATGAGAATAATGTTTTTTCAGGTTGTGAACATTGTAACACTTTTTTGAGTGGAAATCTAATTCCATTTAGGGAAAACTTAATTAAGCGAATAGGTTACGAAGCATTTGAAAAATTAACAGTAGATTCACAACTAACAAGAAAATTTACAGTAGATGAGCTTAAACAAATAATAGATAAGTATAAACAAAAGATAAAAGAACATGAAAAATAATTTAAAATAATTTAATAAAAGTATTGTTTATTAAAAAAAGTTACTTATATTTGTATCACACAATTAAACGATAGAAATTATGTTAGATTTAAACAAATATTCAGAAACAAATAAAACAATAACTTTTACAAATGGAAAAACTTTAAAAGTTTACTCAATAGAAACTAAAAAAGGTTTAAGATATTACTACTATTCAATGCCTAGAATGATTCAAGTTTCTATAAAAGATATAGTATAATGATTGTAAAAAAATACAAAGCTAAAATATCCGATAGTAATAAAGAGATTGTCGGATATTTAATTGAACAAAGAAAAAGTATAGAAAACGGATGTTATTTAAATGAGAAACAATATTGCATTTACGTAACTGAGTATTCAATGCCTGATTCAATAATTAGAGGGGGTTTTATTGTTGACAAAGAAACTATAAAAGAATTTAATCAATGTATAATATGTGGAATATATGAAGTTAAAAAAGAGTATTTTAATTCATGTTGTTCTTCTAAATGTTATAAAGAATTATAATGAAAAAACATAACGAACGAAATGCAGGACGCAAGAAAGTATTAAACGGACAACGAGTAATTTTAACTGTTCCTAAAGACAAAGTGCAAGAATTAAAAGAATTTGCAAAAACATTAATTACATATAAAATAAAAGAACATGAATGAATTTGAAACATTAAAAAACTTCTTTATGTGGTTTAGAGAAAACGGAGAAAAGTATTTGGGTACAAGTATTGAAAAAATGCTAGAAATATATATTGAAGAAAAAAACAAAGAAATATCTTCAAATCAAAATAAATAAATATATTTGTATCGAATTTTAAGTTAATAATTTAGGTAAGTAAAAAGGTATAGTTTTAATTAATTATACCTTTTTAGTTTAAAATTAAAAAAGATTATTATATTTGCTTCATGGAAAATAGAGAACTTCTTAAACAAATACTACAATTACCGTTAAGACGTTGGATAATAACAGACTACGGTACGTTTCAAGATGTTCACAAAACTTGTATGCTTTGGTACGATGAGAGTGAAGAAATGCAACAAATGTATTTGCACATTTTAAAGTTCTACAAAGATTTTAAGACAAAGAAATGAAACTAAGTAAGCAACTACCAAAGAAAATAAGACGTTTAATGTATGGAATGTATATTAAAGGGGCAAATAAAGCAATGTTGTTTGAACAATTTATTCAATTATTTTGGTAAATCAGATTAACATACTAGCAAGTAGCCACAAGCAATGGGTTGCAATAGTTGAAAACTTTGGAGAGCATACATTCTCAGAAGATATTGTACAAGAAATGTACTTAAAAGTTCTTAGAAATAACCATTTAGACAAATGTATAGTAAACGGTAAAGTAAATAGAAGCTACGTTTATATGATACTTAGAACACTTCACGGGGACTTTGATAGATACAAGAAGAAACTAATTAAAAAGAAGATGTCAATTGACGAATGTAGATTTCTAACAAACGAAGAAAGTACAAACGAAGAACAAGAAGCATATGAAAACATAACAAGGTTAATAGAAGAAGAGAGTTTAACATGGCATCCATTCGACAAACTAACTTTTGATATTTACACACAAAAGAAATTAAGCATAAGAAAAATTGCAGACAAGTCAAACATTCATTACATGACTATATTTACAACTTTAAAACGATGTAAACAAAAGTTAAAAGAAAATGTAGGTGAACACTATGAGGATTATTTAAACAAAGATTACGAATTAATATAAATAAAATGGCAAGAGTAAGAAGAACAAAAGAACAAATAGAAGCGTCAAAAGGATTAGGTGACACTATTGAAAAGATAACTACTGCAACGGGAATAAAAGCATTAGTAAAGTTCATTGCAGGAGAGGATTGTGGATGCGACGAACGAAAAGAGAAACTAAATAAATTATTCCCTTACAAAAAACTTTCATGTTTAGTTGAAGACGAATACAACTTCTTAACTAACTTCTTTAAGGTAACACATAGAGAAGCAATTAAACCAAGTGAACAAATAGAACTATTAACAATTTATAATAGAGTATTTGGAACAAACGAAGAACCTACTCAATGCGGTTCATGTTGGAGAGAGTTTATTAACAACTTACAAAAAGTATACAACGAATATGAAAACTAAACTATTAATACTTATTTCACTAATTGCGTTAAGCTGCAAAAAAGATGAGATTAAACCAAACAAGCCACAAGAAATTTGTAACTGTGGTTTAGTAGTAAGCGACAACGTACAAGACTATTCAGTAGTAATTAGAAACAGTTGTAGTGGTAACGAAAAAAGATTTTATCTTCAACAAGGAGATTGGATGAATGCTCATCCAGGAAGTGATTACTGTATTACAAACGTTAATAATTGGTAATATGAGTTTAGAAGTAGAGAGAGTATTTAAGAAGCTAATTAAAAAGATTCCACAAGAGCAAAAGAATAAAGAGTTCTACTTTCTTTGCTTTGGTTTAGCATTCTACAACAAAGAACACTACAAAGGCTACAAAGTATTCAATGTAGAAAGTGAAAGAGATGAAGTAACAATAATATCAAAGGATGACTTTGTAAGAATGTTTACAGAAGATATACCCGAAGCACAAATAGTAAATTGATTAACCAAAACATTTTCAAATGGCAGAAAGAGGAGGGGCAAGACCAAATTCAGGTCGTAAACCAAAAGACGAAGAGAATAGGATAAGGGACTTAATGTTGCCTTATTCACTAGATGCAATTCAATGTTTAGCAAATATAATTGTAGATGATAAAGCAAAAGCAAATGATAAAATAAGTGCTTCAAAAATTATCATTGAATATTGTTACGGTAAACCAAAAGAAACAATTGATAATAATATATCATTAACAGATATTAACTTAAAAGAACTTGTTAACTTTAAATAAAAAGTACATTCCATTATTTGCAAGTGATTCACGTTACTATGTTGTAACTGGTGGTAGAGGTAGTGGTAAATCATTTGGTATAACGGTATTTTTAGAGCTTCTAACATACGAAGTTGGTCATGTAATACTATTTACTAGATATACTTTAACATCAGCTCACGTTTCAATTATTCCTGAGTTTATCGAAAAGATTGAATTAGCTGGATTACAAAACGATTTCTACATAACAAAGGATGAGATAATAAATTTAAAGACTGGTTCAAAGATATTATTTAGAGGTATTAAAACAAGTAGTGGAAACCAAACAGCTAACCTTAAATCTTTATCAGGAGTTACGACTTGGGTACTAGATGAAGCTGAGGAGTTAACAGATGAAGATATATTTGATAAGATTGATTTATCTATTAGAAGTCAGATAAAACAAAATAGAGTTATTCTAGTATTGAATCCAGCAACTAAAGAACATTTCATCTATCAAAAGTTTTTTGAAGCAAAAGGAGTTGAAGCTGGTAGCAATATTGGAAAAGGCGACACAACGTTTATCCATACAACTTATGAGGATAATATAGAAAACCTATCAGAAAGTTTCTTAAATCAAATAAAAGACGTACAGAAACGAAGACCTGAAAAGTATAAGCATACTATTTTGGGAGGTTGGTTAGATAAAGCAGAGGGTGTAATATTTAACAATTGGAAAGTAGGCGAGTTTATAGAAGTTAGTCCAAGTATATTCGGTCAAGATTTTGGATTTAGTAATGATCCGACAACATTAATTGAAACGTCAATCGATAGTGCTAATAAAATTATCTATGTAAAACTACATATTTATCAAACACACTTAACCACTTCACAAGTGTATGAACTTAACAAAACATTTGCTAACGATTCATTGATAATTGCTGATTGTGCAGAACCTAGATTGATAAACGAGTTACAGGATAGGGGACTTAATATTGAACCTGCAGTTAAAGGTGCTGATTCAGTTAGATTTGGTATTTCATTACTTCAAGATTATGATTTAATAATAGACGAAAGCAGCATTGATTTAATCAAAGAATTAAATAACTATTGTTGGTTAGAAAAGAAGTCAGAAACTCCGATTGATAAATATAACCATGCGTTAGATGCTTTGCGTTATGCAGTAACTTATCAGATAAACGAAAACCAAAATAGCTTACCATTCATTCGATAATACAAATAATAAAAATAAACGTTTTAATATTATGAAATTAGAGTTAATTATACCCGAAAGTCTTAATGAAGTACCTTTAATGCACTATCAACAGTTTGTAGATGATGTAAAAGGTAGTGAAGATGAAGACTACATAGGGCAAAAATTAGTCGAAAGGTTTTGTGGAATACAATTAAAAGATATAGTTACAATTAAACAAAAGGACATACTTAATTTAACTAATCATTTTAACGAACTATTCAAGAAAAAGAATGAGTTTAAAACTAGATTCAAGATTCAAGGAGTTGAATTTGGATTCATAACAGATTTAGAGAATATTACAAGTGGCGAATACATAGATTTAGAAAAGTATTTACAAGACGTTCAAACGCTTCATAAGGCTATGGCAGTAATGTATAGACCAATAGTTAAAGAGGTTAAAGATAAATACGAAATAGAACCATATCAAAGTGCTTTAAATTACTCAGAGGTTATGAGATACGCTCCACTAGATATTGTTTTAGCTTCTCAGGTTTTTTTTTGGACTTTAGGGCAACAATTATTGAGAGCTATTCCTACTTATTTGGAGATGGAAATGAAGAAGATGAGCAAGAAACAACAAGCGACTTTAGCGGAGCAACTCAATTCGCAAAACAGTGGGGATGGTATACAAGCATATATGAACTCGCTCAAGGGGATGTTAGAAGATTCGATGAAGTTACACGACTTTCCATACATCAATGCTTAACATGGTTAACTTATAAGAAACAAAGACAAGAAATATTTAAGGAATGAAAGGACACTTACAAATAATAGACGCAATTCGTACACAGTTAGAAGCAGACGAATTTGTTAATACGGTAACAGAGGGAAGTTTATTCGATATCGATTTGGCTAAAACTACTATGTTCCCTTTATCGCATATTATAGTTAATTCATTCCAATTTGTAGACAATGTAATTAAGTGTAACCTTTCTATACTTGCAATGGATGTTGTTGACTTATCGAAAGCAGAAGTAACGGATGTATTCAAAGGAAACGACAATAAGCAATATGTAATCAATACTGCTTTACTAACATTGAATAGACTTTACCAACAATTAAGACACGGTTCTTTAGTTGATAGTGGATATATTGTTGATGGTACACCAAGCGTTGAGCCATTTGAAGAACGCTTTGAGAATTACATAGCAGGTTGTACAATGACATTAGATATTAACTTCTTTCCAGACATGACAGTATGTTAAACAATGAAGTTGAAAAGGAATTAAAACGATTTACAGACTACGTAGTTAAACAAGCGAAGTCTAACTTAACACGTCTAAAAAAGAATAGCACTAAGTCTTTATATGATAGCTTAAAAGGGAATGTAAAAGTATCTACAAACTCTTTTGAGATGTCTATTGAGATGGAAGAATACGGACACTTTCAAGATAAAGGTGTAAGTGGTACAAAAGTAAAATATAATACACCGTATTCATATAGTACAAAGATGCCACCACCAAATAAATTAGATAAGTGGATAATAAGAAAAGGTATTGCTCCAAGAGATAAGAATGGAAAGTTTATAAGTCGTAAATCTTTACAGTTTATGATAGCACGAAGCATTTTTATTAAAGGTATTAAACCGAGTTTATTTTTAACTAAACCATTTGAAGCAGCGTTTAAGACTTTACCTGATGAACTAATTGAAAAGTTCGGATTAGAAGTTTTAGATTTATTTGATTTCACATTACAAACACCAAAGAAATGAGTAACAGAATTTTTTCAAGGTCGCCTTTCATTATAGAGGTTAACGAAGCATTACAAACAAGTAGTAAAATAGAGGTATTTTTGTGGAACTCAGGAAGTGTACCAAGTTCACCACAATATACACTTAGTAAAGCTATTCCAAGTACAACTAACTTACAAACGTTGTATAATGTTTCACCTTTAATTAGGGAGTTTATTTCATTTACTCAACCAACATTAAACTATAACTCAATCGGTGGTACTGTAAACAATAACTCATGGTGTAATGTAAAGATTAAACGTTATAAGAATACATCTACTTTATTAGATACAACTACTTACTACGCTTTTGATGGTTACGGTGAATATACAAACGGGTATAACTACGATAGAGGGCAATACTTACTAGATGAGGGTACATACTATTATTATTATAATCCTAATTCAACTTTCTCAAGTACTAAGGCTGGAGATATTACACTAGAGGTTACAAGTGGGCAAAAAGCAAAGTTTACTAATTTAGTGAGTGGTGCAACATCTACTTTTTCTTTTGCAGTTACGGGTATTTATACAGTTCAAAGAGTAACAGGTTCATATTGGGCAGATGGGAATAAGTTAGAGATAACAACAAGTGGTGGCACAGTATTACGCACGTATTATTTCAGACCAATTGAGGAATGTAAATATACACCATTACCAATTGACTTCATTAACAAGTACGGAGCATGGCAAAGAGAGTGGTTTTTTAAGGCTTCTTACGACACTTTAGAGATGACTAATACAGAATACAACTTAATGCCACAAGTAATGCCATCATTCAACACATATGAGGGTCAAACTAAAACTTTTAATACAAACGGTAAAGAAAGCATAAGAGTTAATACTGGTTGGGTAAATGAAGACTTTAAAAATACTATTCAAGAAATAATGTTTAGTGAAAAAATATTGATTGATAGCTTACCAGTTAGATGTAAATCAAAACAGATTGAAAAATTCAAGTCAATTAATAGTAAAAACATTAACTACACTTTAGAATTTGACTACAATTACAACACAATTAACAACGTATTATGAGAAGAAAGGTCGATTTATATATTGAAGCAATTCCAAACAGTGGAAATTATTCTAAAATTGAGTTGTTTAATGATGAAGAAGTTAAGGTATCTAGTTCAATTCAAAATATTAATGATATTTCAAAGATTTTCACCGACTACTCTCAATCTTTTACTGTTCCATCAAGCGTTGTTAATAATGCAATATTTGAACACTTTTACAATAATGATGTAGATACTGTTTTAGACCATAACCTAAGAAGAAATGCTTTTATAGAAATTGATTTAATGCCATTTAGAACGGGTAAAATACAACTGGAAAAAGCAAGTATTAAGAATAACCAAAACGAAAACTATTCGATTACGTTTTACGGTGAAGTTTTAAGTTTAAAAGATAGGTTTGGAGATACTAAATTAAAAGATTTAGATTACTCTTTAATAGATTCTGCTTACTCAGGTAGTGAGGTACAAGATAGAATAACAGATACAACGGATTACGATATTAGATATCCTTTAATTACTTCAAAAAGACTTTGGACTTATGGAGATGCAACGAGTACGGATATAAGTACAACGGGTGGAAAGTTAAATTACGATGAGTTGTTTCCTGCTTTAAAAGTTGCTAGGATATTCGAAGCAATAGAGAGCTATTTTAATATTGATTTTGCGGGTTTATTTTTAACAAATACAAGATTTACTAATCTATTTCTATACTTAAAGAATAAAGAAACATTTGAATTATTCACAACGTCTGAAACAATAGACATATTAAGTTATAATAATCTAATAGATGCAGCCTTAGGTTATTCAATAATGAATCCATCTACTGATACCGTTATTATTAAAGAAGTTAATATTTACGGACAAGCTATAATACAAGCATTTGCTAAAATAGAACTAGTTATATCTAATGTTAGTGATTCTACTGCAACTTATTATATAGATGTTTATGAAAACGGGGCATTATTAACAACTAGAATTGGAAGTGGTAATAATACGTATGAAATATGTACAATTGATACAACAAATGGAAGTGGTAATATACATAATATTAAGTGTATTATAAAAGCAAATAAAAGTTTAACTTTTACAAGTATATACAATTATATTAAAACAGAAACATATTTTTTTCAAGATATGTTACAAGAAGAAACAGTTACATATATTCCTAATTCTATTAATGCAACACAAACACTATCAGCAGACTATATTGATTTATCTTCATTTATGCCTGATATGACAGTATATGACTTTCTTAGTGGTATATTCAAACAATTTAATTTAACGTGTTACGCACAAAGTAAAACAGTATTTCAAATTGAACCATTAGACGATTGGTATAATAAAGGTAGAATAATAGATATTACTAAATACACAACAACTGAAGAAATAGGAGTTGCAAGAGTACCACTATACAAGACTATTAAGTTTGAACATGAGCAAAGTCAGTCTTTTATGAATAGAGAATTTGCTGAGTTATTTGGCAAAGAGTATGGCGACTTATTCAATACTTACGATTATGATGGTGGCGACTATGTGATTAAAGTACCTTTTGAAAACTTACTACATTCTGAGTTTGATGGTACAATGACACAAGTCGGATTCTGTTTAACAAAAGCACCTGAACATAAACCGTACGTACCTAAACCAATTTTGCTTTATATGTATGAGCAACAAAGTACAAGTATTAAATTCTTTGATGGAACAACTACAAATACTTTAACTACTTATATGCCATTTGGACAAGACATGAAACAGTTAAGCACTAACTATTCTTTAAATTGGGGTTCTGATAATTCAAGCCTTTTAAATGTACCAATTACTATGGGCAAATTTGCAACATATTACTATGGTTATTTATCTAACTTATTTAACAAAAAGAATAGAGTTACAACGGTTAAAACTATCTTACCATTAAGCATACTTACAAGGTTAAAACTAAATGATAGGCTAGTGATAAGAGATAAAAGATATATCATTAATCAAATGAATAGTTCTTTAACTAGTGGTGAAGTTAACTTAGAATTGATAAACGACTTTAGAAGTATACAAGGTACAACGGTACAAGTAACGGGTAAACCTACAAGCGTAGTAAGTACACAAATACTATTTCCTAATTTCGTTAAGAGTGCTACTATAACAACAACTAGTGGAGGAGTTACTATTTCACCAAGTACAATTACTAGTGAGCAGTACGTAGATATTACAACGGTAACTGATACAAATGTATACTATGGTAGAATAACAGAAGATGGTAACATACGTGTTACTGAAACGTTTTCTAATAGAATAACAGAGCAAGGATATAATACAGTTATTCCTATT